GTTAGAAGATGTTTCTTAAGTTTTTTAGCCCAAGACTTATACATACCCGTAGAACTATGAACAGACCTTACTTTTCTTTTAAAGTCCCTTTCACTAGGATAACACCACATTGAATTTTCAACAATAATATCTTTCCAAACTGCAGATTTTGGCACAGGACTTAGAGTGTAGTCAACTTTTGAAAATAAAGGCTTTCTTTTAACCTTTCCTTTTTTATCTTTTACTGGAGCGTACAAGAAATCCAAATGGCCGCTCCAACCAGGTACCACAACCGGAAGTTCATTGTAGGCTGCTTCAAATATTGGAAGACCATAACCTTCACCGTGTGTTGTACTTATGAGCGCAGTGATTTTTTCATGACTATACAAAGAATTCATTTCTTCATTTGATAAATCTCCATGTATTAAATGAATTTTACACTTTACATCTTCACCACCTAAGCTGTTATCAATTAGCAATTGTTGTATTTTTGTTTGGGTTGTAATTCTATCAAAATAACAATTTTTTGCTAAGTTTGTTTTAATTACTAAACCAACTTCTTCATTTTTAAATTCCTGCAAAAACCACTTTATGCAGTTTTCCATATTTTTCCTTATAGACCATTGAGATACTATAAGATAGTTTTTATCACAGGGCAGATCAATATCAAAATCTTTATCTGTCTCTAGAGTTTTAATTGGATAGTTAACTACCTCTACGGGTGCGCCACAGCCAACGTTCCTCTTGTCATTGTCTGAAACTTGAATTTGATAGCTTGTATTTTCAAAAACCCATTTTGAAAACTCCGAGGGCACAATTATTTTGTCAACTTCATGACTTTTCTTAATCCAATTTTCAGAAACTTTTGTTGTTTCTATTCCTGCAGTTACACATATAGAATATTTACCCTTTCTTTCATATTCATTAAGTATACCAACTCTTATATGTAAATCTACATTACTAGAATCTAGTTTTTTATTTATTGTTTTCATCCTTAGTTGGTTTAACCAAGCGGTTTCTTCTGTCTCTTTGACAAGCCAGCTAGTGCTACCCCAATTAAGACAATCTAGATATATATCAAGTATCTCTTCTTTTTCTCTAAGTGCACGCAAAACAAGACGGGCGTGCTCACCGTAGCCAGATTGTGTCAATGCTGGCGCTTCAACTAATACTACTTGTTTCATTTTATGTTTATAAACTCCCAGGCATTATGTTTTCTAGTTGACCAAGATCCCTTTTCTTTGTGAATGTTTAATAGCGTTTCTTCCCAATTTTTTGCATATGTATCTAGACCATAATTATCTAAAACATACTGTCTTCCTTTAGATCCCATTTCTGTTCTTTCTTTTTCAGACATATTATACATCATCTCTAGAGCTTCAATAAAATCTTGTTTAGATATACGATCTTCATATATATATGGAACTTCTTGAGAACCAATGATTGCCTTTGAACTTGGCTGAATACCGATACCAAACCAGTTATCATTACCATCTGTAACTTGTTCTTGCAATCCTCCGGTCATATTAACGATGATTGGAACTCCACAGGAAAGCGATTCTAGAGTCGCTAATCCAAATCCTTCAGCATCTGAAATGTTAATAGTGCAATCACAAGCATTATAAAGAATCGCTAATTGGTCGGGAGGTAATTTATTAACTGATAACATTACCTTCCCATTAATTGTCTCTGTTTCAACCATTATTGCTTCTAGATCTTGACCATTCGGGTCTTTTGGCTCTGTGTGCATTACAAGACAAGCATTATCTTCACCAACTTTTTTTAAGAATTCAGAAAACCACCATATTACAGATCCAGACATTTTTCTTCTAGCATTTCTATTATTCCAAAAGAATAAAAATTTCTTTTCTCCATTTTCTTTAATGCCTAAATTGTTATTTTTTCTAAAAGCAGCTATCTCTTCTTTTTTCATAGGGGAAAAGATTTCCGTATTAACGGTATGTGGTATTCTTTTACTTGGGACCTCTGGTGCTACATTTTTTACAATATCATCTGTTACTTTGCTTATTGTAGCTATAAAATCGTTTGAAAGATAATATCTTCTATTAAATTTAGGATACGGATAGTTGTCCCATACGTGATAGTAAACTATTGGCATTACAGACCTTATTTCATTTTCTATCTCCCATAACCATCCCCAAAATCTAGGGTCAGTCATTATCCACATCATATCAGGCTTGTGAGTTTGTATAAGACTTCTAACTGAATCTTGATTTCCATACCCATCAACGGGATAAATAATCCAGTCTTCTCCGTATTTATCTATTTTTATAGGGTCATAATTTCTATGCTTTATCGCTCCACCAAAACAAACAAAACTAAATTTACCTGTTTTTAGTAGTGCTTCAATCATATATTTTGTTTGTGTAGCGACACCTGATGGTGCTAACGGATTATCTGCCAGCACAAAAACTTTTATCTTTTTCATATATTATAACCTTCACTATGGACAATGAGCAGTGTTTTTAAATTCGCAGTATTTGCATGATAGTTTATTTTTCACGTAATTTTTAGACTTTATATTAAATATTGCTTTTTCAAGAACGCCCAAAGCATTAGAAATTCTTTTACTCTTGTTTGATACTCTAAAAATTTCAACGTTGTTTTTTTTTGCAGTTCTTTTTAAAAGAGCAAAGTGTGTTTCAATATTATCTAATGGTATGTTATGCTTTTTAGAGAAAAAATGCTTATATAAAGACAATTGATATACAGTCATTGCTTCACTTTTCTTTTGTGATTTCCAGCCCCAAGAACAGGTCTTCCAATCAATTATATGATATTTACCATCATTCGTTTTAAGAACTATATCAATAAATCCTTTAAATTTATAATCTGTTTTAAACTCATCTATGGACTCATATAGCATTTCTTCAATTGAAAATATAGTATAGTTATCAAAATATTTTTTCAAATTTGGTAAAATTTTATCAAATATATTTTCTGTTTGAGACAACATATTGACAACAAGACTTTTGTCTAGTTTTGTATTGTTTGCATCTAATGTTTTTATTTCGTTCCTGAAGGCTTTTTTAAATTCAAGGTTTGTATTTATACCTTCATCAATTACAAGTTTTTCACAAACAGAGTGTACAGCTTTTCCAAAAGCAGTGTGCTCGTTGCCTTTAAAGTTGCTTAGGTTGTCTAGATATGTTAATTTGTGACGGAAAGAGCAATCATTCCATATTTTCAATTCAGAATAACTAATTCTCTTCTTTGGTAACGCGACGGCGTCTTGTTCTTTTTCTTGCTGTTGGCTTAACATTGCTTTCTTTGTTTTCTTTATCTTCAATATCTTTTGCACTAAAAAGTTTCTTTTCTTTTGTCGCAGGCACTATTTTGTACGGTTCTCGCTCTCTAATCTTTGTTCTCTAAGAATTTCAAAGTTCATTTTTAATTTCCTCGTCTATAGTTTTAATTTTATTGTATAATATTGGACTTAAATCTTTCAATTTTTTAAATGCTTTATCGTAATGATATGCTTCAAATCCATTAGCAAAATACTCGTTTAAAGAGGTTATTGCATAAGGAGAGTTAAACAATTCAGATGTCAATGCTCTTAAAAGAGGATAACCAACATCATAATATAAAAAATTATCAAAATTTACACTATATTCTGTTTCTAGATAAGATTGAACATCTAAGTTTTCAGGTATTTCTGTATCTAGCAAAGAATACAATCTCTGTCTTTTACCCAGAAATTCTCTTTCAAGTTCTTTGTCTGAATAAATGAGTTCATTATATCTTTCTTCAACCGCATGCGCAACTTCATGGACGATATCATCAGCCATATTCATTTCTTTTTCGTGATCATTTTTCAAATATATAGTGCCATTATCATATGCTGCATCTAAATCTCTTTTATTTAAAAAATCAAAATCACCTATCATAATATAATCTATTAAATTGAAATAATTTTTATGAATTGAGTTTTGTACTTTAGTTAGTGGCTTATTTATGTTGAAGTCTTTCGGTAATTTGTCCTTTATGTATACCTTAGTATTCCAAAGATTTTTTTCGTGGAAAGAATCTCTTATCTTTTTAGATGTTTTCTTTACATATTCATCCATTTGCTTTTTCAATAGTTTTATTTTTAGCTTCACTAAGTCCTTTGGCAATTTGTACATTTTGTTCGTACAGTTCTTTGTTTTGCTCTTCTAGTATTTTTTTACCCAAATCAGAATCATATAGGGCTTGATGATACCCTCTTATCCAATTCTCCTCCGCTACAGCTAGTAAAAATTCAGGAAAATCTCTAGACATTGTTTGAACTACCATTTCTACTGTAACCTCACCGTTTTCTGGCTGTATATCGTTCCCAACATACTCAACAATCATATCTTTTAGAGTATTGTCACCTTGGCTAACTTTTTCTTTTAACGTTGGACTAATAACCACATTATCTTCTTGAAACAGTGCATCTATCTCTTTTGGATTGTAATATGTTTCATCAACACCCTTAAATATTTCATTTAATAGTTCTTCTTCTTTATTAATTTTTTTGTTTTTCACTCTTTTTTTAATTTTTTTTGTAGACATTAACTTAACCTCTCTTATAACAATTTTGCAGCTACAGTTGCTACTTTAGATCTTTCACCTTTTAATAATGTAATATGACCAGATATATCTTGATCTTTAAACTTCTCTATCACATATGACAAGCCATTTGTAGTAGAATCAACATACACATTGTCTATTTGTTCAACATCTCCTGTTAAGACTATTTTTGTATTTTCACCTATTCTTGTCAAAACTGTTTTAATTTCATGTCTTGTCATATTTTGAACTTCATCAATTATTACAAAAGAGTTAGATATGGACCTCCCTCTTATGTATGTCATAGCTTCAACTTCAATCCTGCCTTCATCAATATGCATATCTAATGTCATTCTATCATTACCAAACAAAAATTGCAAGTTATCTTGTATGGGTGCTAACCAAGGCATCATTTTTTCTTCCATAGTTCCTGGTAAAAACCCTATGTCTTTGCCTACCGGCTCAACCGGCTTTGTAACAATGACTCTATTGTATTTTCTATCATCTGCCATTTCTCCAAAAGTTTGTTGAAGAGCGGCTGCTAAAGCTAGGAGTGTTTTTCCTGATCCTGCTTTACCTATTAACGATACAACTGGTATTTTTGGATCCATTAATAGGTCCATTGCGTAGGTTTGCTCTTTGTTTTTAGGTTTAACTCCCCATATACCCTTTTTTATTGGTTTTATTTTTTTTAATGGCTGGTTATAACTTGTAAATCTAACAAGAGCAGATTTTTTTTCATTTGAATTAGAAACTAGCATCAAAAATTGATTCGGGTAAAATTTTCCTTCATCAGAATCAAAAAATAAAGGCTTATCCTCATACACCTTTTCAATTATTTGATCATCTACTAAGTGGATTGTGGTCCCGGTGTAAAGTCCTGATACGTCATCTACAACTTGTTCAAAATTATGATCAATTGACTCAATTCCTAAAGAATCGCACTTAACTCTCATATTTATGTCTCTAGAGACAACTATAAGAAAAGTATCGTCTTCATCTTTTATCTTTTCTTTTATAGTAAGAGCTGTAGCAATTATTTTATTGTCAGAATCGTCTAGATCTAAATCATCTGGTAAGAGAAATGGATCGTAGCTTTTTACATAAACCTTTCCACTTTCATCTGAAGGCGTTACTCCTTCAAATAAATTTCCAGACTCTCTAAGCTTATCTAATCTTCTTATTGTATTTCTAGCTTGAATTCCTACAAGGTCTTGTCTTTTTTTGTGCTTATCAACTTCATCTAATACTTTTAGAGGTATTAAGATATCGTTGCCGTCTTTACTAAACATATCAATGCAGCTAGAATCTGTTAGATATATGTTCGTATCAAGTAGATATATTTTTTTCAACTAAAACATCCTTTTAACCATACAAACTAATTAGGAGTTACTTGGATATAAACACCCACTGACTAGCAGTTGTCTTATATTTTATACCTAAATCATTTTGCTTTAAAAGATCATTTGTCTTGTATTCAATAAATTTTTCAGTTTTTTCTATAATAATATCTTTTGAGGCTGTATCATTAATATAACAGCTAAAGAAAAGACTCATAAGAATTGGTTTTATCACTAATGTTGACATTTTAAATAATTTATTCCTTTTTTAGATTATACTTATTAATGTGGTGAATATGAGTTTTAATAAGTTTTAATTATGTCTAATTTAATAAAAATATTATGTATAATACTTTTTACTTCTTTAACTAGTTGCAACAATTATATACAGCAAACAAATATTGTTAACAAAAAAAATATTAAATTTCCAACCAAAGCTTTTGTAAAAATATATAAATTATTAACAGTTAAATCCTGCAAAACAAATGAAAATTGTAAAGTTGGGACATTTGGAACTCACGGGTCTGGTATTTCAATTGGAAAAATAGGAAAGAGTTCAATACTATTAACTGCTGCACATGTTTGCCAACAACAATTAGAGCCTTCATTTATAAATTCCGTGGGTGAATACAGTATTCGTATGGAAGCACAAAACATAGAAGGAATATCAAGAAAATCAAAAATCGTTAATATTGTACACAATCAAAAAATTGATTTATGTATGCTAATTGCAGAAGATTTAGATACAGAAGGTGTTTTATTATCTTACAAAAAGCCAAAATCAGGTGACATAATATACAGTATGGCAGCCCCGGCTGGAATATTTCACCCACCAGTTGTTCCACTTTTAAGTGGTATTTTCAGTGGAGATATAAGCCTTCATAC